GCCACGCGCGAGATGCCGCAGGTTAGAAAATGCTGGGAATTATGCCAATTAGCTCCCTTTCGCAATTGACGCCCGACCCGCACAACCGCCGGGCCCACACGCCGCGGAACCTCGAGATGCTCCGGGCCGCGCTCGCGAAGGTCGGGGCGGCGCGCTCGATTGTCATCGACGAGGACGGGGGGATCCTGGCGGGTAACGGGTTGGTCGCCGCCGCCTCGTCGATGGGTCTCGACAAGGTGAAGGCGGGTTGACGGTCGACGAGAAGCGCGAGCTGGCGATTTACGACAACCGGATCACCCGCGCCTGCCGCGCCATCGAAATCGAGCCACAGTATGTGCAGGTCACGATCGACCGTTGGGAAGCGTTCACCGGCCAGCGCGCCGTGAAGGTGGGCGATGCCCGGTCCTAGACGGCAGCCGACGGTCCTCCGGTTGATGCGCGGTAATCCGGGCAAGCGCCGGATCAACCATCAGGAGCCGCGCCCGGGCCCGCTCGCGGCTGACTGCCCGCCGGAACTGACCGACCCCGTCGCCCGCGCCGAGTGGGATCGCGTCGCGCCGGGCTTGGTCAGTAGTGGCCAGGTCACGACGGTCGATCGCGCGATGCTGATCGGCTATTGCCAGAAGTGGGCGCAGTGGCAAGCGATCGAGACGGCGGCGTCGGCGCATCCCTTCATCGTCAAAGGGCCGGATGGCCGCCCGATCCCGAATCCCGCCCTCGGGCTCGCGTTCAAGGCGTACAACCTGCTGCTCCGGTCGGCGGCCGAACTCGGGATGACGCCGAGCGCTCGGTCGCGCGTCATGGTCGCGACCGCGGAGGCCGCCCCGGTCAGCAAATGGGTCGGGCTCAAGTGAAGCGCACGATCGGGAGTGATCGAGCCGTCGCGATTATCAACCGGTTGACGCATACCAAAGGCCCGTTTGCCGGGCAGTCGTTCCGCCTCCGACCCTGGCAAGAGCGCGACATCGTACGGCCCCTCTTCGCCACGGATCGGACGGGACGGCGGCGCTATCGGTCGTGCCTCCTGATGATGCCGCGCAAGAACGGCAAGACCGAACTGGCCGCGGCGTTCGCCATTCAAGGCTTGCTGTTCGATGGGGAACTCGGCGGCGAAATCTACTCGGCGGCGGCCGACAAGGACCAGGCCGCGCTCGTGTTCCACGTCGCCGCGCAGATGATCCGCAACGATCCCGAACTCGAGGCCGACGTCGAGATCATCGACTCGCAAAAGCGCATCGTGCACCGGGCGAGCGGCAGCTTCTATCGCGCGATTTCGGCCGAGGCCTATTCGAAGCACGGGTTCAACGCCTCGCGGGTCATCTACGACGAGCTGCACGCCGCCCCGTCCCGGGAACTCTACGACGTGCTGACGACGTCGATGGGCGCGCGGGCGCAGCCGCTTCTGATTGCGATCAGTACCGCCGGCTACGACCGTCACTCGATTCTGTGGGAACTCTACGCCCACGCCCAGAAGGTGCACGAGCAGCCGGCGCTCGATCCCACGTTTCTGCCCATCCTCTACGAGGCCCCCGTGGAGGCCGATTGGACCGACGAGCGCGTGTGGCACGCCGCGAATCCCGCCCTCGGTGATTTCCGCAGCCTCGAGGAGATGCGGATCATGGCGGCCCGCGCCAAAGAGATTCCGGCGCAGGAGAACACCTTCCGGCGGCTGTATTTGAACCAATGGACCGAGCAGGCATCACGGTGGATCTCGCTCGCGAGCTGGGATGCCTGCTGTGTGGTGACGGCATGAAGCAAACCTTCAAATCGTCAGTTGATGTGGCACGGTTCAAGTGCGTGAACGAAGCAGGAGACGATCTGATTTTTCAATGCGACACAGTGCGCGGTGATATTCGCGTGCTGGCGTATTTCGTCCCTGAAAATTTAGAAAAGATGCTGCTGGCGTTTGATAAGCCCCACGTCATGGGCGTCATTTGTGAAACACGGTTACTCGTTCAAGTGCGAGAGATGATCGCGTTTGGCTGTCCCTTGGATCAGATGCGCGCGACGTTACAAGCCGCCCTGGCTCTCGTGGATGACGCGATGAAGCCATGACCCGCACCGAATATCGGGCGCGGCTCGGCGGCCGCCGCTGTTACGTCGGGATGGACCTCAGCTCGACGAAGGATCTCACCGCGATCGTCGCCGTGTTTCCCGACGACGAGGGGCCGGGCTTCGACGTGCTCGCGCAGTTTTTCGTCCCTGCCGAGAACATGGCCGAGCGCGTGCGCCGGGACCGCGTGCCCTATGACCAGTGGGCGCGCGAGGGGTGGCTGGTCCCGACGCCTGGCAACGTCGTGGATTACGACTACGTGCGTCAGGCCCTGCGCGCGTGGGGGACGGAATTCGAAATTCGCGAGATTGCGTACGATCCGTGGAACGCGATCGGGCTCGTGATTCCCTTGCAGGATCAGGACGGGTTTACGTGCGTCGAGCTGCGGCAAGGCTTTGCGACATTGTCGTCGCCCACCAAATCGCTCGAGACGGCGATTCTCTCGCGGACCCTTCGGCATGACGGGCATCCGGTGCTGCGCTGGAACATTTCGAATATCGCCGTCGAAACCGACGCGACGGGAAACCTGAAGCTCTCGAAGAAAGTCTCGACGGAACGGATCGACGGGGCGAGCGCGCTTGTGAATGCCTTGCATCGTCGCGATCACATGGCCGCGGGCCCGCCGGCCTACCAGATGGTGGTGTTTGGGTGACGGCCGCCGGGAAACGGCCCACGGGCGGTCGGCCGCCGCTCAACGAGGTCGCGGCCACCGAGCGGATCTATGTCCGTGTGACGCCGGCCCAGCGCCTCGAGCTGCGGCGCGTGGCCAGCGACAACAAGACCCATGTCTCGGGCATCATTCGTGAAGCCGTGAATGAATACGTGAGCGATTACGGCGAGCGGAACCCTTTCCGGCGCACAAAACACTAACCACCCCCACAGACTCAAGCGCGACCCCTGTGGATCGCGCCTACTCGCTCCTGACGATCAAGGCCCTCGACGTCGAGCAGCGGACCATTACCGGCCTCGCCTCGACGCCCGAACCCGATCGCATGGGCGACATCGTCGAACCCCTCGGCATCACCTACAAGAATCCGCTGCCGCTGCTGCTCTACCACGACACGAAGAAGCCGGTGGGCGCGGTGACGTTCAAGACGCCGACCCTCACGGGCCTGGAATTCGAGGCCACGCTGCCGACGGTCACCGAGCCCGGGGCTCTGCGCGACCGCATCGAAGAAGCGTGGCAATCGATCAAGGCCGGGCTGCTGGCCGGCGTCTCGATTGGGTTTCGTGCGCTTGAGGACAGCTATAACAAAACGACGGGCGGCACGCGCTTTCTGAAGACGGAGATCCTCGAACTCTCGCTCGTGTCGATTCCGGCCAATGCCGGCGCGACGATTCACACGATCAAATCGCTCGACCTGGCCGCGCCTGGCCTCCATCCGTCCCGCGACAGGGACACCCTCCCGATCGTGCGCGTCAACAAGGACGCGCGTCCCATGGAACAGAAAACCATCAACGAACAGATTGCCAGCTTCGAGAACAGCCGCGCCGCGAAACACGCCCGGATGACGGCCATCATGACCAAGTCGGCCGAGGCCGGCGCGACGCTCGACCAGGCCGAGACCGACGAATACGACGGCCTGGCCGGCGAGCTGAAGGCGGTCGACGCCCATCTGGTGCGCTTGCGCGCGCTCGAGGCGACCACGATTGCCAAGGCGACCCCGATCACGGCGGGCACGTCCGAGGAGGCCAGCGCGCAGCGGAGCGGCGTGCCGATCATCTCGGTCAAGAGCAACGTCATTCCGGGCACGGCGTTCATCCGCTACTGCCAGGCGCTCGCGGTCTCGAAGGGCTCGACCATGCAGGCCGTCGAGTATGCCAAGCGCTGGCATGATTCGACGCCGGAAGTCGAACTGGTGTTGAAGGCCGCCGTCGCCGCCGGCACGACGACGGACGCGACCTGGGCGGGCCCGCTCGCGCCCATCACGCCGCTGACCTCGGAGTTTCTCGCGTATCTGCGGCCGGCGACGATCCTCGGCCGCATTCCCGGCCTCGTGAAGGTGCCCTTTAACGTCTCGGTCGCCGCGCAGACCGGCGGCGGGACGTATCAGTGGGTCGGCCAGGGGGCGCCGAAGCCGGTCGGCAAGCTCGCGTTTGCGACGGTGACGCTCGGCATCACCAAGGCCGCCGGCATCATCGTGATCACCGAGGAACTCGCGCGGACCTCGACGCCGTCGGCTGAGGAAGTCATCCGGCGCGACATGGTCAACGGGATCGCGGCGTTCTTGGATACGGAGTTCATCGATCCGAGCAAAGCCGCGGTGGCGGGCGTCTCGCCGGGTTCGGTCACGAACGGCGTGACGCCGATCACGACCGCCGGGACGTCGCCGGCTAATGCGCGCACTGACGTCCAGGCGCTCGCGAACGCGATGATCGCGCTCGGCATCTCGACGTCCGGCGCCGTCCTCGTGCTGTCGGAGACCAACGCCGCCGCGTTCACCAACGCGCTGAATCCGCTGGGGCAGCCGCTGTTTCCGGGCGCGACGCCGATGGGCGGCACGATCATGGGCTACACCGCGGTGGCCTCGCAGGCCGCGGGCACGACCGTCGCGCTGTTGCAGCCCAACAGCATCCTCTACGCCGATGACGGCGGCGTGACCATCGACGTCTCGCGTGAGGCGTCCTTGCAGATGGATACAGCGCTCGACAATCCGCCGCTCGCGACGACGCTCTTGACGTCGCTGTGGCAGATGAACCTGGTCGGCCTGCGCGCCGAGCGGTTCATCAACTGGAAGAAAGGCCGCACCGGCGTCGTGCAATACACGGTCGCGACCTACACCGCGTGATGCGGACGCCGATGACGGTCCTGCGTGACGGGTACTGGGAAGGCCAGTACCCGCGCGTGGGCGACACGATTGCGGTCGACCCCGAACACGTCCAGACCCTCGAGCAGGCCGGGTTCGCGACACGGAGTGACACGACATGGCCGGAACCTCCCTCGACGTCGTCGCCCGCACCTACCACACGGAAAACGGCGTCGTCCACATCGAAGGCGACACCTACGCGGTAACCGATCGCGTCCTCGCGGAAACGCTGCGCGGGATCGGGTTCGTCTCGATTGACGGTTGGACCGACACGGCCCCCGGGACGCCTCCCCCGGTGCTGACGGCCCTCGTCCCCGCGACGGTGGCGCTGGGGGCGCCGTCGTTCACGCTGCACGTCCAGGGCTCGGGCTTTACGCCGGAAGCGGTGATCGTGTTCGCCGGCCGTGATGAACCGACGACGGTGGTGTCGCCGACCGAGGTGACGACGGGCGTTGACATGACCATGTGGCTCGGCCCCGACACGGTCCCGGTGACCGTGAAGCACGGGACCGGCACGGCCAGCAACGCGCTGTCGTTCACGTTCACCGCGGCGGCGCGGCGGCGCTGATGGCGACCGTCCGTGTGCACCTCTTCGGGCGGTCGCTCGAGCTGACCGCGAAGACGTTGACGGCGCCCAATGGCCTCGACAGCACCCGCGGCGGCTGGTACCCGCTCGTCGTGCGCGAACCCTACGCGGGCGCCTGGCAGGTCAACGTCGAAGGCCGCCGCGACCTCGTGCTGGCGTATTCCGCGGTCTATGCCTGCGTCACGCTCATCGCGTCGGACATCGGGAAGCTGTGCCTGCGCCTGGTCGAGCAATCCGACGAGGACGTGTGGGAGGAAACGGACTCGCCGGCCTTCAGCCCGGTGCTGCGCAAACCGAATCGCTACCAGACGATCAACAAATTCGTCGAACAGTGGATCACCTCGAAACTGGTCTGGGGCAACACCTACGTGTTGAAGGAACGCGACGGCCGCGGGGTCGTCGTCGCGCTCTACGTGCTCGATCCGTGTCGCGTCAAGCCGCTCGTGGCGCCGGATGGCGGGATCTACTACGAGCTGCGCCGCGATGATCTCTCGGGCGAGCTGGCCGGGCTGACGAGCGAATCGATCATCGTGCCGGCGCGCGAGATCATCCACGACACGATGATCTGCCTGTTTCATCCGCTGGTCGGCGTCTCGCCGATTTTCGCGTGCGGCCTCGCGGCGATGCAGGGGCTCGCGATTCAGAACCAGTCAAGCCAGTTCTTCACCAACGGCAGCCGGCCGAGCGGCTTGATCACCGCGCCGGCCGGGATGACCGCCGCGCAGCTCGCCCAGGCCAAGACCGATTGGGAAGCCTTCAACGGGGCGGGCAACGCCGGCAAGGTCGCCGTCATCACGGCCGACATCAAGTACACGCCGCTGACGATGAACGCCGTCGATGCGCAACTGATCGAACAGTTGAAGTGGACGGCCGAGACCGTGTGTAGCTGCTATCACGTGCAGCCCTACATGATTGGCGTCGGGCCGCCGCCGCCCTACGCGAACGTCGAGCCGCTGCTCCAGCAGTACCTCGCCCAGTGCTTGCAATCGCTCATGACGAACCTCGAAACGAGTCTGGACGAGGGCCTCGGCCTACTGCTGCCGGTCAACGGCACGCAATACGGGACCGAGTTCGACATCGACGATCTGATCTGGATGGACACGCTGACGAAGACGAAGGCGGCGCACGACGCCATCAGCGCGGGCGCGGTGTCACCCGATGAGGCGCGGCTCAAGTACTTCGGCCTCGGCCCCGTCGAGGGCGGCGATACGCCGTACATGCAGCAGCAAATGTTTTCGCTGAAGGCGCTGGCGCAGCGCGACAGCGGCGATCCCTTGTCGAAGCCGCAGCCGGCGCCGATGGTCGCACCGCCCGCGGCGGATCAGCTCTCGCCCGATCAGGTGACGGCGACCGTGCGGCATCTACTCGCGCAGGCGCTCGAGGCCGCATGACCGAAGCCGACATTACCGCGCTCGTCGCCGGCATCGTGCCCGTCATTCGGGAGACGGTCACGCGGGCCACGGCGGCGCTCGTGCAGCGGCAGGCGGCGATCGACGCGCAGTTGGTGCAGTTGGGCGAGACCGCGAAGGACACGCCCGTCTTGCGTGAGCGGGTCGCAACGCTCGAGGCGCGCGCGCTGGTGCCGGGTCCACCTGGCCCCCCCGGGCGGGACGGCGTCGACGGGCTCGGCGTCGAGGACCTGACGGTCACGCAACGCGACGACCGCTCGTTCACGATCGCGGCCGTGCATGGGGACCGCGTGAAGGACGTCGGGACGGCGCGCTTCGCGGTCGCGCTCTATCGCGGCGTGTGGGTCGAGGGCCGGTCGTATGAGCCCGGCGATGGCGTGACCTGGGCCGGCTCGGAATGGCACTGCGTGGCGCCGACGACCACGAAACCGGGTGAGGGCTCGAAGGCGTGGACGCTCAAGGTCAAGCGCGGGCGCGATGGCAAGGACGGCAAGGACGGCCCCAGCGGCCCGCCAGGGCCCGCCGGGCGCGATTGGCAACAGGTCTACGACGAGACGAGGCGGCGGTAAGCCGTGTCGACCTTTGTGACGCTGGATCAACTCAAAGCGCGGTTGCGGATCACGTCGACCGACGAGGATGTCGACCTGCAGGCGCTGCTTGACCAGGCCGAGGCCCAGGTCCTCAATTGGTGCAGCGTGACCGCGCCGTCGAAGGCCATCGTCGAGGGCTGGACGGCCGGCACGGTGCCGCCGGTCGTCGTGGCCGCCATCCTCGTGCAGACCGGCGAGCTGGATCGGTTCCGCGGCGATGACGGCGACGGGCCGCCGCGCCTGGCCGACGAATCCCTCGGCGTGACGGTCCGTGAACTGTTACGCCCCTATCACGACCTGGCGATGGCCTGATGCCGGGCGCGCTGACGGCCCAACGCGATCGGCTGACCGGGAGTGGCGCCTATCGGTCCCGCGTGACCGTGCAGGCGCCCGGGGCGCCCGCGGCCGATGGCGACGGCGGTT